AGCCCAAGATGAGTAGGCCCCCATGGGTTGACCGACAGAATATTTAATATATTCCGAACGATAGAACCAAGGGAACGAAAGCATAGATCTCCAGATGCTACCATTAACGCCAAGTGCGTTAAGGATATCAACTTGAAGATCAATCGGCAATCTATCCGTCGCTGCTGTTAAATCAAAACTGTAGAACTTATGACCGGATTTCGGCCGTGATAATAAATTATCTAACGGACGAGTCTGATCAAAAGTCCCATCAGTAGGTATTCTTCGTAAACTATCAAAGATAGAATTATGAAGAGGTTTAAGACCAAGTTGGATCCACCAGTTTGTTATTGCAACAATTCTGGCTTTTCCTGCTTGATCATAAACAACAGATAGGCGACCAAGATGGAGCGGTTTAATCAACCGTAATCCTAAAAGTAATAAATATACAGGACCTGCCCATAGTATAATAGCTATGAATTGGATCAAATAACCATATGACTTAGTTAATAATGCTAAGTATATGAAACTTATGAGCTGTTTAGGGTAATGGATAAATGCCAAGGCATCTATACCACTTCCCCAAGTAGCCACATGAGAGTTTGGTCCAGCAGATTCTGATATGAACCCTTTGAAAGGTCCAACCGATGCTCGAGTTCTCAAGCTTTTCAGCGCTCTAACAATACCTTCCTTAGGAAGGGTATTGGCTAAACCAGAAAAGGGATTTATAATAGTCCCTAGATCTGGTTTAACAGGCGTTGGAAAGACTCTAAAACACGAAATCAGAGTCATAACGGCTCTTACCACATTAACATTATCCTTAGGTTCTCTTAAGAGAATTCTAAGGGATAAAGGTATTATGGTAGGAAAACCGAAGTGATCTCTCGAAACTCTAGGAGTGTTATTAATAAAACTCTTAGGTTCCGGAGATCCCGAAATGGCTCGAATCGTTAATCGTAAAGATTCTTTTAGATATTGGAAAGTCATCCAAAATCCATTAGATTTTACTAATTGAACAATTCGTTCATTAAGGAGAATCAGGGCAGACTTAAATTGGCTAGTTTGCGATACCCAGATGACTAATCTATGAAAGAGTGATAACTCCAACAGAGTTATCCACGCTTTCTTTTGATAGGTCTTAGATCGTCGCATGTTTAATATAGAAGTGAAAATAGTAGCTTATATGTTAGATAAAGACGATCTTCCTGTGTGTTTTCAATGTTTGTCAATGACACGAGGTGCTAGCACATGTCAAGGGAATTACCTGCGACAGTAAATCCACCTACTAACTGAACAATCTTTCTGAGATTGACCACAGAATCCTTATATTATAAGGAATAGCTGAACGGACAACTCAGGATCAATGAGCTGCTTGCTAGATCTCTTCCGAAGGAAGACGAAGGCGCCGTTGGGGTTAACAGCAAGGTATGTTACCACGACGTTACCGCCGGGGCTAGTACTAAGACCCTTTTCA